ATATATATGCGATTGTTTGGGAAAAGTCAAGAGAAATCGTCACCATGAATTAATTCTTCTAGCTCTTCGTCGGTCATATTCTCAAAGTCCATGTCTTCAAAGCGTTGTTTCTTAACAGGCTTACGTTTTACGGTGACTTTATTTAATTTCTTGATGGGATCACCCATGATGTCGTCCAGCTTGACCACCTTAGTTTCTAAAGTTTCTAAGGTAGAATATTTATGACCACACATTAAACACTGCCGGTGGCGGCGTGTTGTATCTCCAAGCGGCCTACTGTTGTAGACCTTACTCTTTCCCTGACACTTCGGGCATATCATTTCTTTCTCCCTGTGATATGACCATCTTGCATACCGAACATTGATAGTGCCCGTGAACCTCAACGGGCGGCGCGGCAGTATGGCACCGTGGGCAAAGCCCATCTTTTATCAAACGCCCTATACTGCCATCACCCTGACTTATTGTCACTTCTTTGCCTTTGCTGGACGGCCCCGTTTTTTAGGCGCGGCAATCTTTGCTGGACGGCCCCTCTTCTTTTTCACAGGGGCTTTACCACCCACCCATGCTTCGTTGACCGTGGGCGTTGATTTGTTATCACCCCGCAGACGCCCTTTGTCATCTCTGGCTCGTTCCGGCTCAGAAAAAAACATGGGAAAAAACAGACGCAAAAACTTATCTAACATAGACCTCTCCTTAGTAACTAAGACTTATCGCATACCATAGTTAAAAAAAATGGTCAACTGATTGTTTTGCGATAGGCGTTCCACATAACGCGAAGCTGACCAGATATTGTCCGGCCCTCTAATTTCGCTAATTTTTTGATCTCTTCGTACACTTCTATGGGTACGAGAACCGATTTCCACTTTGTAATGTCCATATATAGCTCCTTACGTAAGGGAATATATAAGAGAAGTTGTTATTTTACAAGCAAAAAAGGCCCCGCCGAAGCGGGGCCAGTCTCTAAGGGAGGGTATTACTTTGCTTCACCCCAACTAGGACCGATCTCAATGTCACATAAGTTGGGTATCTCCAACGGTACAGCATTTTCCATAATTTCTGCAACCTCTTTTGCCTCTTCACAATTCTTCACAGACATAGCGATCTCGTCATGCACCTGCACCAAAGGGACACGTCCGGTCTTATATATGTCCACCATCGCTTTCTTTGTCATGTCCGCGGCAGACGCTTGGATCAGCCGGTTGAGAGCTTTATAAGTGTAGGCCCGCTTCAATCTGGTGGTCTCACCGTACTCTCGTATAGCTTCTTGGTAGGGTAGGGCCTTGTTCATGGCAAACGTATCGGGCTCCCACAGATCAAACCGGCACTTACGTCCCAGTATCGACCGGACAGACCCACTGCCGTCCTTTTTGTTCAGATGGTTTTGTACACCGTTCATCAACCCTTTTACGAAGGGGACGCGGTCATGGTACTGTTTGACCAGATCCTTGGCCTCATCAACATCAATATCTAGCTGATCCGATAGCTTGTTGACGCCCATGCCATACATCATGCCAAGGTTAATCGTCTTCGCCTGTTTGCGCGGGATCTCCGCCATTTCTGCGACCATCGTATGAAAGTCCATATTATTATTATGTCTATAAGCATTGACGAACTCCTCTGCGCCGTTAAGTAACGCGCCTCTTGTTTTGCCGAAAACGTATGCGTAGTGAACCAAGATCCGTGGTTCCTGTTGCGAGAAATCAATAGCCGCCCACTGGTCACCCTCTTCCGGCAGGAACAGACTGCGTATCATTGGACCCATCTCAGGGTCACGCGCAGGTATCTGCTGTAGGTTTGGGTTTGACATGGATATGCGCCCCGATACCGTACCGCCATCGTCAGAACGGATCTGGTTGATGTGACTATGTATGCGGCCATCAGAGTGGCAGTGCTTCATTATAGTGTTGATAAATGTGCCGCTGGTCTTGTTCAGGTTGCGGGCTTGCACGATCAACCGTGCCAACTCGTGGTCATGGTCTGTAAGAAATGATTTGGTAAAAGATGGAGCACCTTTTTCTGTCTTCGGATACGGTATGCTTAGTGCATCAAATGCTTTGGCTATGGACGCGGCGGCCCATAACTCCACGTCCATACCGGCTACGCGATTGATTTGAGCAAGCACATCTTTTTCTTTTCTTAAAAGCGTGTTCCGCGTTTTCTCGACTCTGTCCTGATCTACCCGCACCCCGCGCAATGTCATGTCGATCAGGCATGGCAACAGGTCAAGCTCTAGGTTTGCGATTGGCCAGAGCTCTTCTTTAGTAAGCTGGGTAGACAGGTAGTTCCACAGATCAAGTGTAATCTCTGCGTCGTTCTGGGCGTATGGCCCTACATACATGGCAGGCATCTTCCACATCTCAGCCTTGGGGTCCAAGCCAAACTCGCGGGCCGCGTCTTGCAGAGTCTTTTCAGTTTTTATTTTACCTAGCAGATCGTAACAAAGCGCGTTGAGGCTGTAGCTGAAACGGTTCTCATCCAACAGTGAAGCTACCAGCATGGTGTCGATTATACGCCCGTTGATAGTAAAACCCATGCTACGTATCCAGCCCGCATCATACTGCGCGTTGTGCATGATCTTGTCGGCGGGACACTCAAACACTTTCTTTAGCCATTTGTTGACTATGCGCTCATCCAGATTGCCACCACCCAGATGCCGGATGGGTATGTATCCGGCCCAGTCGGCAACTGCTACAGCGTAGCCCACTACCTCGCCGTCACCGGTAGGCCAACCGGGCCCGTTGGACTTTAGATTTGGGTCTTTTGTCTCAACGTCGATGGCTATTTGTTTAGCATCAAATATGTCAGGTAGCTCTGCCGGTGGAACCCATTCACTCTTGGGCCCGAACATTGTCATCTGTAGTGCCATATCATTTCCAGTAAATGGTTACGATCTCATCGCCCTGTTGAAGAACTTTCCAGCCCTGATTAAGGTAATGGTCCAGTTGTTCAATACGGATGAACCGAATGAGCTTATCTGATTTTTTAATCACCCGTTTCTTCGCCACCTAACGCTCCATAGCCACAAATGTCTACCCAACTGTCCTCATGGTCCGGTGTTACTACCAGACGGGCCAGCTTAACAGCAACCATACATTGGTAAACCTGTTGAATAGTAACATGTTTATCTAGCAGAACAGACCACATCTGTGCAATACGAGCGTGGTTTTCATGCGCGTCACCATACTCTTTGGCCCGTGGTCCGTTGACTAGGCTCTCTGCCTTACGAAGTATTTCTTCACGCTTCATGCGCTCTTCTCTTTTCAAGTTCTTCGTCCACTTGCATGATGTAATTACCCCAAAACTCATCTATGTCTATTTTTGTGCTGGGGCAAGTGTGGTAAAGTTTTTGAAGCAGACTCGCTACTAAATTAGTGTGCGGTTTATCCCAACCAACTTCGTTCAGTTTGTATTCTGCAAGAATGCGAAAAGGAATAGGATCATTAGGGTCTACGTCATAATGGTCTTTTGATTTTACAGTCATATCTGATAACTCCTCGTGGCATCGTCAGGCTCAACCAAGTACAAGTTTTGCTTTGTCCGTGTCAGCCCAACATAAAAAACACGGTGCAAATCGTCAGGCGCGAGTTCCGCGGCCTTTGATGCGGCTGGTGATATCTCTGTAAACAGAACCACATTGTCTGCCTCTCCGCCCTTAGATCCGTGGATCGTGGACAGATTGATGCGAGGCTCTGCATTGAACTTTTCACCACGACGTAACAACGCGGTGATATAGGCACGGTCTGCGCTGGGCAACTTGTCCATCGCTGTATGCCAGATCATATCTCGTATGGATGTAATCAGATCCACGCCTTCTATGAGTCCGTGGTGCGCGATCAGTTCATCCAGCGTCACCATGTCGTCATCGTCGAGTGCCGGTAATTTTTTAAATCCGCGCTTGACTCTGTTGTTCACGGACATATAACTGTAAATGGTTCGTGCGGTCTTGCCCGTCACCTGTTTACCTTTTCTCAACTGCTCCCAGCCATTCACAGCGTCACTCAGATTTTCTGAGATTGAACGTCGGCCCCGATAGTTGAAAAGATAGCCCCGACTCCGTAGGTCCGCGGTTATATCCGACAGGAAGTATGCGGCTTGTGCCAGCACGAGCCACGAACCCTCAGAAAAATCAATCATCTCAGCGCGGGCTATATGTTCTACGTTGCCTCTGTCCTCGCGGGGCAGATACTTTTTGGGCACACGGCGTTTAATGCGACGGACCACACGCTCTGCCATAGGATGCACAGTGGCCGGTACGCGGTAGGACTGTTCCAATACCTCGTAGCCACCGTTGAGATTTATGAAATGCTCAACATCTGCACCGGCCCAACGGTATATGGCTTGGTCATCATCACCGGCAGCATAGATCCTCTCAGAGTGTTGCTCTAATACATGAGCCACGTCCCATTGCAGGGGCGACAGATCTTGCGCCTCGTCAACGAAAGTGACAGCTAGGCGGGGGCAAAACTGTGCACTCTCGTTGACAAAGACCTCTAACATATCTGTGAAGTCGAAAAGCTGGTATCTGTTTTTGTATTCCTGCAAAGCCGTGGCCACATACTTTACCGTGTTCCAGCTTTCTCCTATCTCGCTTTCGTTATACTGCTGACGCAGATCTACCTTACGCAACCGCGCTAGGTTCATAAGGTTGACGATTGGGCTACTGCTTTTATTGAGATCAAAAGCATCTTCACCGGACAGGTTGGAGCCCTCTACGTCTAAGTTGAAACCCAGTGCAATTCCTACTTCTTTGTAGTGTTCCGGTTGCATAACCTGTTCTTGCCGTATGCCGGACAGGCGCAGGGCAAAGCTATGCAGTGTTCTGAACCAAGGCAGTTGCGATTTGTCCAGATGAAACCTCGCACAGGCCCGCTCGACGGCTTCGTTTGCGGCTTGCCGCGTAAAGGCAAAGTAACCTATGTGCGTGGGGTCAACTCCGCTCGACAAAGCCTCATCCACTTTGTTCAAAAGCGCGGTGGTCTTGCCGGTTCCGGGCGGGCCGTAGATGCGGAATATCTTAGTATCCATGCTCTTCATCCGTCAGGTCTTGTATGTCTTGCATCATGTGCACAAACACAGGGGTTTGTTCACCTACCCATGAGCCCAATACGTTAACGAAGAAAAAGTCTATAGCCTCGTCGTGACTCATGCCGTCACGCTCACAAAGTATGGCTATGCACTTATGGTAATCGTATGCTACCAAAGGCTCCTGACCAAACCGGTGACACACACCAATAAACGCTTCATCAAATCCATCTGCTTTCAACATTAGAACGGGGCCTCCTCTTCCCTGCCAAAGTCTGGCGTTTTAAGATCTACCTCAACAGACTCGTATGCAGGTATTTTCCATACCCTAATGGTGCGGTTTTTAATTCTAAGAACCACACTTTCACCACCTAAATCGCGAAGCCTCTGAGCCATCTTATAAGGCTTATACTCAAAAAACTTGTTACGTTTTAAAAACGCCTCAAAATCCTTTATTCTAAAGTAAGTCATGTTTGACTCTTCGTCAGTCCAAGGACGTTTTAAAAGTATCTCTTCTTTATCCTTTGCGTTTTGTAAATGAGCGCAGAACTCCTCTAAATAGTCGTAGAACTGACCGTCTGTGCTGGCATCTTCTGCTACGTCGATGATTGCGCTTTCATTAGCGGTCATCTCTCGCATCAACCCACCTATGCGCGTCTCCCACGCCTGTTTACTGACTGTGCGAGGCATTGTGTTAAGCTGCTCCATACAGGCTTTTTGAAAAGCCGTTTGGTTCATTAACCCGTCAGTATCTAATTCAAGCGGTTCGCCGTTTACATCTACGAACCAAACAGGTGGAGTTGAGTCATATTTACGCAAGTTAGCTATGGCCGCGCCTTGTATGGCCGCACTAATGCCATGCTTCCTAGTCTGGCAAAGCTCCTTATTACAATGCGCGTTAATAGGCGCGTCACTACAACGATAAGCATAATCCTTCTTCTCAAGTTGCTTGGCCACTATGTTCACCTCGTTAAGAGGCAGCGGCGGTTCCAGATACTGCATATTATACGTAAGTATCTCTGACTCCCAACTATCAGGATACGCTTTGCGAAGATACACACCTATATTGAACAAACCGTTGTTACGCCCGCCCTCAGATATTTTGTTTTTAATTAAGAACTGTAAGCACGGCGGCCCGTCGTTCATACGTGACGTTTCAGGATCTTCCGTGATCTGAAGCTTAATTACCTGTTCTGGTGTCTGCTTATGCGTCTCGTAAAGCTCAAAGAACTCTTCAAGCGTAGCAGATGTGCCGTCGTCTTTGATTGCGTATCTTAACCCGTCTTCTGCATCATAATACGGTAGGTTCAGAAAGTTACCTACGTCGTCGCGGTCAAGATGCAACTTAACCTGCTTTGGAAAGATTTCACTGCCGCCGTACCCCAAAGCGGCTGAAACCTGTTGCAGTGTTGACTGCATATCTTTTGCATCCACCCATTCTGTTGCGAACAGGAAGCAGTGTGCGCCGCCAGACTTGGAGCGGCACACCACAAGAGGTAATTTAAGCTTACGGATCTTCTCAACGAGTACTTTGTGATCTAACGGGTATTGGTCTACGTCAACACAACCCCAGACACACTTATTGTCCTCATTGATCGGTATAATACCAATACCACGACCCTTACCAGCTAGATGCCCTTCCCACAGTTCCTTGGTCCGTGGTTCGCGCACGATGGCGGCACGTCCGGTATTCTTACCGTTCGCCTGCTGTTTCTCTACTTTATATGTGCCATACGCAAGACGCAGGCCATCAAAGATGGATGAAAACTTATCTACTGACATGTACGTTCCCCGCAAAAAAGATGAGGCGGCAAGGGCGTAGCAGCCAACACCCTTACCACCCCAACTGTTTAGAACGGCACGTCGTCGTTTAGATTGTTATCGGAGACGCTATCGTCCTGATGCTTTACCACCACATCACCAGCGGTAATGCTCGTAGCAAAATCCTTACCACGTTGGTAGATAGCTCTATCTTCGACAGGACCCACACGGCTCATCTCCCAGCCATGCCAGCTACCCTTACTATTCTCCTCAGAAATGGTCTTGAGGTGGTAGATATGACTAAAGCGTGGTGGCGTAAACGGGCCGTTCTTACCCTGCATGGTCAACGAAGAGATCATGCTGTTCCACTTGCGTGATTTTTTAAGCTGCGTTGATTTCATTGCTATCAACGCAGTTTCAGCAGACCCGTCGTCATGCAAGACGATTACAAAGTGCTGGTGGGTCTCTTCAATATACTGACCAGACCCATCCTGAACATATTCCTTATTATCTTCAGCAGACCGCTCCGTTTTGGGCATGGTCTCGCCCGGAGAATAGATAGCAACGGGAGCGCCAGTTCCTTCGCCCCGTGGGGCCCATTGGATGAACCGACGCTGGTAGGCTACCGGAATGACCTTAATGCCGTCCTTGCCCTTGTATACGGCTCCTGAGACGGTATTAAAGATATCACCCTTGCGGGCATCTTCCAGATCATCAAGTTCTTTACTTACGCCTGACAATATCTTGAGAAAAGGTAACGCAAGATCCTCTTGGCTCATATTCTCAAGACCAACTCCTGCGTCGGCTTCAAACATAGAAGGATCAAACTGGATAATCTCAGCCGTCTCTTTCTCAACCACATCATTTTTCTTTTCGGCCATTTTACTTTCCTCTCTTAATAATTGCGCGTTGCCCGACATATGCTCCGAAGAGCTCCATTGGGAACTCGTCACCATTCTCAACACGTTCCCTGACAAAGGCACGAAGCGTCTGTGAATGGACCGTTTCTTTTTGTTCTGGGACATACCCTTCTTTTTCCGCAATAGCCTTGAACGCATTCGCTTGTTCGTCTTCGCCTGCTCCAAAACTACACGTAACCGTATTTTTGATGATATCGCCATGCCCGTTCTCCCGTAACCAATGATAAGCAGCGGGACGATTGTCCACGGTGCCTTTTTCACCTGTTGTGATTGCTCCACCGTAAGTAGCTTTCACCGTCACAATAGACCCATCATCTAACGTCATGGATGTTAGTCCGATTTCAGTGAGCATCGTTGGCAGATCTTCGTCAGTCATCTTTAGCAACGACTTTTTCTCAGCCTTGAGTTTTTCCTCAAGCTCTTTGACCTGCTCTTCTTTGTCCCTGATTGCTTTAGCCATACCGGCGACCGTTGTTAGGTCACCTTGATCCAGTTTTTCTACTGAATTAGACAGACTCGCTTCAAAGTCTGCCTCCATTTCTGCGAATAAATCACTCATCGTGTTTCTCCGTTCGTTGTTAAAGGCACCTGTCGGGCCTTGACAAATACTCATATAATCTGATATTAGCGCATAGTCAAGGAGAAAAATGATGCGGGAATATAAATTTAAAACTGAGCCGTTTGACCACCAGCGAAAAGTCTTGGAAGACTCGTGGGCCGAGGAGTTCTATGCGCTGTTCATGGAAATGGGTACAGGTAAATCCAAGGTGGCTATCGACACTATTGGTATGCTGTATCAGGCCAAAAAAATAAACGCGGCACTTATACTGGCACCAAAAGGCGTTTATGACAACTGGGTTCAGGGTGAGATACCGGCGCACTTACCAGATGAGATAGAGCGCATGGTGGTGCGGTGGACGCCGTCTACTGCTAAAAAGTTTCAAGACGAGATGAAAGCGCTTGTGTATGAGCCGTTTGACGGCATGAAGATCTTTGTAATGAACATAGAGGCGCTGTCTACTGCGCGTGGTACGAAGGCCGCATATGCCTTTTTACGTAGAAACCCCAGTAACATAATGATTGTGGACGAAAGCACCACTATCAAAAACCGTAAAGCCACACGCACCAAGAACGTGATGATGCTGGCCAAGGACGCTATGTATAAGCGCATCCTTACAGGGTCACCGGTTACTAAATCACCTATGGATTTGTTCAGTCAGTGTATGTTTTTGTCACCGGCTGCGCTCAACTTCAACAGTTACTTTGCCTTTCAGAACAGGTACGCGATTGTGCAGAAGCGCACTATGGGCACTCGTGCATTTCAGGAGATCACCGGATACCGCAGATTGGATGAACTGAACCAGAAGCTAGACCGGTTTAGCAACCGCACTTTGAAAGAAGATTGCTTAGATCTGCCAGACAAAATGTACATTAGACGTGACGTTGCGCTGACGGACGAGCAGAAGAGCTTGTATACGCAGATGAAGAAGCTGGCTCTGGCCAAGCTGGAGAACGGTGAACTGGCTACAACAGCTAGTGTGCTGACACAGATCATGCGCCTGCAACAGATATGCTGCGGGCATTTGCAACCAGATGAGGGCGAGATACAGCCGGTGGAGAGCAATAGACTTAAAGAATTACTGGAGATCACAGATGAGCTACAGGGAAAAGCCATCATTTGGGCGTCGTATACATACGACATTCAACAGATAGCTTCGGCCCTGCGCCACCGCTTTGGGCCCGAAGCGGTGGCAACCTATTATGGCGAAACCCCGCAGGATGAGCGTCAAGAAACGGTCAACCGCTTTCAGAACAAAGATAACCCGCTTCGTTTCTTTGTCGGTCAGCCGCGGACAGGTGGCTACGGGATCACGCTGACCGCGGCTAACACAATGATATATTACTCAAATAGCTATGATTTGGAAATACGGTTGCAGTCTGAAGACAGAGCACACCGTATAGGCCAAATCAATAAAGTGACATACATCGACTTGGTATCGCCGCGCACTATTGACGAAAAGATCCTGAAGACCCTACGCAACAAAATAAATCTTGCCGGTCAAGTGCTTGGAGAGCAGGCTAGAGAGTGGTTGGTTTAGCGGCGAGGGTACGGGAATATACTGCCTATACCTTGGTGCACTACGCCGCCCTTGGCATACTTAAAGTTAGCTTGTACACCAAGTCCAAGGCCCTTACTAGCTGGGTTGAAAGGGCTAAAACCCTGAAAACCAACCGTCGTAGGACTAGAATATTGAGCTCCTAGTATGCCTTGATTTAAACTATCTTCTAAATTTTTTTGTGCTTGACTCTTTTGATTAGTAGGCGTTGAAAGAGACTTGGCTTTAGCCTGTGCATCTGCGTACATATCTGCCAGAGTTTTAGCTGTAGGTGCAACAGTGGGCGTTGTGAGACTTACGGGGGTGCTTAAATTAGTTTTTAAACCAAGCGCCTCATCCATAGACATATTTTCCATAGACGTGTCCAAGTTTCCACCTTTGGCAGATGTGTCAGTTTTTCCTGTGCCGTATCCTGTGCCTAATCCGGCGGCGGCTGCCGCAGCGGCTGTATCTGCCACAGAAGAACGAGCGGCGCTTTGTTCACCGCGGAAGCCATCGTCTGGACCGGGTGTTGGTGCAGGATCGGACGGAGGCGCAGGATTTTTACTACCGCCGCCCTTACCACCACCATCACCGCCAAAGCAGCCGAACTTTATTTCAAATTCGTTCTTGTCTTCGTAGATATCATGTAGGCCGTCATACCAACGCTTTTTATACACAGCTATGCCTCCGTCCTACGATGTCTTCCTGTACGCCTGTAGCGTACCCTTTTTTCTTACCGTTTGCCTGCCGCAAGAATGTAGCCCCGTCATACGGGTATACTTCGATATACCGACTGGTCAACTCCTGCTGTACAAAACGTCCTATTTTCAATGCGTTATTGTACGGTGCGATAAAGTCTATGACGTACAGCATACCAGACCCGTGGTCCGTGTACCAATCTTCGGGCTGTAACTTGCGTGTGCCGTTCTCGTAACCCTCCGCTGCTTCCTTCGTCAGAAACGCATGGCTGAACAGACCCGTGGGCCGCGGAAAGATCTCCGTCTTGGCTGTTAGTTTGTCTTCGTACACGACAACCATCTTTTTTGCTTCGATGGCAGGCAGGACCAGCCGCTCCAGATCGGCAATGTACCAGTCACGGTGCATATCGGACTTGAGCATTAGTTCCAGTACGTCGTTGATCATCCCATCAGGCTCCCAATACCTTGTTGCCGTATGAGGGCAGAGGTTGGGTCATTTGGGAACAGGGCAGCGTACTGTTGTCGGTTCACTTGTCCACTAGCCGGAGGTGGGGGTGGAGCTTGAACCTGTGGCGCTGCCGACGCAAGGGTGGTTGTGGGAGGTGGTGCCACCGGTTGCGCCGGAACTGGTTGTGGTGCGGGCATAGCTGTTGGTGCGACAGAGCTTACAGGACCTACATCGGGTTCTTCTGGTGGGATTATAGGTTCTTGTTCAGGTTCTGCAAATTCTTGTGCCCCTAACGGTATTGCTCTGGATCCGGCAGGAACGGTCATGCCTATTCCAACGGTCTTTAAACCACTAAGAATATTATTAACAATGCTGGTTTTTTCAGAGGCAGATCTAGGTTTACGCAGAGCCATAGCTAATAGTTCTGGGTCTAATAAAATTCTTTCCAAAGCATCATACTCTTGTAAAGCAGGTAATTCTTGAGTCAACTTACGTAAGTATTTAGATCCGGCCTCCGCTTCAATCAAACCAGCGCCAGCACCTCTTGTCCCCGGTAGCATACCGGAGAATGTTGTTCCTGCTCTAGCACCTATGATGCGTGTATAAAAATCTAACAAAGCCGGAGCCTCATTAGTTAATATGGCTTTAGACACATCTTGTTTGGTTTCAAATTGAACAAGCCGACGTAAACCAAGTTCTAACCCTTGTACCTCTTCCTCTGTCATTATTTTATTGCTAACCATCCAGTTAGCTAGATTTTCACTTTCACGACTGGCTTTTGGTAAAGCCTCAAAAAGCATGTTGTATGCGCCTTTTGCATTTATACCCGCAGCGCTATATTGTCCCCCGTTAGAAAAAGCTAACGAAATTACAGTTCTACGAACACCTTGTCTTGCAGCCTCTATGTCTAGTGCATCTATATCTGCACTTATTCCTTTGTTTCTGAGTAAGCGTCTTAGGTTTCTAGGATTAGAGCCCGCTTTAATAAGCTCTACTAATGAATTTAATTCTTGAGTGGGATTGTCAGAATTAAGAGCAGCGAGTATTGCTCGTTCTGGATTTTCTGCTCTGGTCAATTTGACGAAAGCTTTTTGATCAGCTACCTGCTGTTCTAATCTTGCTATTGTTTTTTTGGTTCTAGCTAAAAAGTTTCCAGCGCTTCCAGCTTCATCTATCATGTCTGATAATTGCGGGAAAATCTCCATTATGCGGGGGTTTTTAGCCCTAAACTGTTGCATCGCCTCGTTTTGAGCGGCTGCTATGGCCTCATCCGTCCTTAAAGTTCTAGCCTCAATGGGTAATTCTATTTCTCTCAAAGCAAGACGAAGAGTGTCAAGCAGGACACTCTCTGTTGTCCCCATATAGTCAGCTACTTCATCTTTGGAAACAATTTCATATCCAGAGTCAGCCGCATACTTTCTAATTTGTTTACCTAATTCATTAATTTGACCTATTTTTAAAGATACCGCATCCGGCCTACCCGTCATAAGTTTGTCTGTAAGAAGGGCTTCGTTAACTACGTCTTGGCCACGTCTATTTTGACTTACTATGTCTCCACCAAAAGTTCTTTTTAAATACTCATTGTACGCATAAGATATGTCCCGCGCCGCATCGTATTCCGGATTACCTCTGACACCAGCGTTTAAATCATCTAAAGTCGCTTCCGCAAGATTGTTTAATATTCTTGCTGTGTTTGCATCAGTTGGCCCTTGTTCTCTTTGTAACTTTCTTAATTTTGTGTACAGAGAGGTCAAGTTTCCTTGCGTAAGATTTTGCGTGATAACGCCGCTAGCTTCACCGCCCTGTGCTTGAGCTCTTTGTGCTATTAAAGCTTGTCTTTTTAATCTTATAAGTTGAACAACTGGATCATTTCTATTTTTTCGGCCAAAACGAGCTTCTAAAGCACCTAACTGTTCTATGGTTGCTTCGTCAGGAACTAGATCGTCTATAGTGGTTGGAACATTTGATGCAACAGGGTTTTCAAGATCGTCCGCTCTTGCCCGGAATAAATTAGCTTCCTCTCTCAACCGTTCAGCCGTTTCTCTAAAAGAATCTCCCGCTGCCCGGTCTTGTTCAAATAAGGCCATTTGGCGGTCAGCAAGTTCGTCATTAGAATTTGCCGCGGCTCGTAAATTTTCTACATTGTTTACATCTATCCCGGCACCGGGACGAGCTTCAGAAAGCCGTATTCTTTGATTAAACGACTCTAAAGCTCCTTCAGATACTTGTTCTCTTAACTCGTCAACACGACTACCTGTTGTCGTTCCAGTTATTCCGTTCCGTTCTAAAATATTTAAAAAACTTTGTCGTGCGGGGGTTCCCTGCGTATTTAAAAAAGCTTCATCAAATCTCACAACCGCATCTGGTCTACTCGCTAAAACATCTGTGGCGTCTAGCCCAAGCTGCTGTTTATAATCTAATATTCGGGCATTTATTTCTTTAAAACCGGGGACATTCATTAAAAAGTCCCTGTCCAGCTTGTCCATCCTAGCTAGTTCAGCATCAAACTCTTCAATGAAGTTTGGAATATTGTTTTCTACAAACTCTCCAGTCTCATCGTCTTTTCTATAAAACGTAGGTATTTCCCGGTTTCTGTCTACCCTTGACCAAGCGTTTGCCTCTAACCTACGAAATAAATCTTTTTGCGTCTTTATAACATCTTTAAGTCGTGCGCCAATGAGGGCACTAGCCTCTGCACCGCCTTCGGGGTAAACTTTTTGAACAGACTTTACGACATTATCTATTGCTCTTTCTGTTCTCGCAGCAATGAGCATGGAGATCCTATTTTGCATCATATCCCCGGCTACCTTCATTAGTTCAGGATCACCAGAACCTTGCATAGCCCAGATTATGCCTTTTTCCATCTCTAAGGCTTTTAAATAATCGGCCTCTTGTTTTGCCGAAAGATTTGGGCCTCCTCTACCTAAAACTATTTGTTCTAGTTGATCTATGGCAGGGCTGTTTACAAACTTACCAGAAAATATGGCTTCTTTTTCCGCTCCGGGTTGAGGTTGGAAGTTTGGTTTCAGCTTGTAACCCACAATTTCTCCGTTTTTAATAACAGGATCAACAAGGGTTTCTTCTAAAGCTTTTAAAAGATCATCCGGATTTTCTTTATTTTGCTCAAAAATATCTAAGATATCTTGAGTGGCTCTGTTTTCAGCCCTAGCTCTGGTTCCAAATATATCTAAAGGTTTTTTAAGCGCTCTGTTTTCGGCTATTCTTGTTAAAAAATTTTTTCCCGATTTAACGATTGATGGAGCTATTTTTAGTAAGGATAATTGAGGTGCAAGGCTACCGGCTGTTTCCGCAGCCAGTCTGGCAGAGGGGCTTCTTGGGGCGGCTGTCTCTTGCATTTGAACCGCAGCACCCGTTGCAGGAATGGCGGCTGTTTCCACACCCATAAAAAAGCCTTTTTGGCCCGGAGATAAAGATCGGAAGGATTGACCTCCAGCCACAAGAGCTCGTTCAGCATAATCAAAAGCACCTATGGTCCCACGAACCATTCGCCCTGACTGATTTAACTGTTGAGCAGCAAGTTTTGCAGCTTCCTTCAAGGTTATGTCTTGGCCAGCCTCTTTAGCCTCTCTAAATATTTGATCTCGTGTAGCCCTAAATTGGCGAGACGTAGGTATTCCTGTTAATCTACCGGATAAATACTGTGTAACCAGAGGGTTTGCCATGTCGTCAGCGGAAAGCACGGTAACCTGATTAGCAAGGGGCAGTTTTCTTAGTGAAGATACCGTGCTAAAAGCCGCTTTTGGTGCAGTGTGCGGCATAAATATAAACGGTGCTACACTACCAGCAGACTCATACGCTCTAAAGGTGGCTTCTGCTCTAGGTGTCAAATTTACATCGTCTAGCCCCGGAGTAAGCATATTTGCTACGGGCGTTCCTACAAGCACATCGCCGAGAACAGATCCTGCTAAAAAACCTCCAAGACCCGCCGCTGGTTTAGATAAAACGCCTAATGGGGCAAGAGGACCGGGAAGTGGGACATATGGCGGAGCGGCGGCGGCTGCTGCTTTTGCTCCAGCAACGCCTGTGGCAAATGAACCACCTCCTCGTATTAAACCTCGCAGAAAAGCGTCAGTTTCTGTTGGCGCACCGTCTTCACCTAATGTTTTTAAACTTGAAAACAAACGTAAGATTTGATCGTCAGTTATCGCCTTCCCACGATCTTCAGGTCTCATCGGCACTAAATCAAGAATGGGAGCCGTTCCCTGAAGTAACTCACCGTAATCCGCCGTCCCTCTAAACTCAGGCATTTCATTTAGAAAAGCAGACGTAGTTTTAGCTAAAGCCTCCTCCGCTTTATCGCCATGCTGATCGTAAACAAATTGTAATTCTTCCGCATTGAACTCAATAGCTTTAAACGGGCTGTTTTCAGTAAAAACAGAGGGTGTAGGATTAGTCGTCATTGCGTTTGCCCTCGCGCTCTACGTAAAGCGTCTATGGTTGCGTCCACAGATGCATCATCAAGAACGCCGCGATCCGGTATGGTCTCCAGCATCTTTAAAACACTTTGAATAGCGTAATTGGACTGTTCTGCCTGTCGTATGAGAACACTATCCGTTGACTCAGCTAACACGTTTAAATTCTGCCTGTATTCAAAACGCATAACCCTCTTTAACCCAATTAGTTTTCTAACCGCATTTTCCGGGTTAGCTAGAAGTCTTTGTGTATCTGGGAACAAATTAGCTAATCTAGTTTGTTCACCTTCAGCATATCTTGGGCTGTTAGCCAATGCCACCCTACCAAGAACATTTACAGTATCTATAAAGTTCCCGGCTTCTACTTCATCTGCAAAAGCATTTTCAAAGGCAGGAACTAAAGCACCCCCAAATTCACTAAGTGACTGTTTTATTTTATTATAGAAGCCAACACCTTTTCTGGCGTTTCTAAGAGCATCAAAGCTTACTGCTTCAATATCTGGAGATAAAGAGCCACCTAAAGCTTCAACACGCTGATTAATAACATCGTCTTGACCCCTTAACTGGCCTGACAACCTATCATCACCTTCGGCCCTATCTAACCGATCTATTTCAGCCCGTGCTCTGGCTTGTTTTGTTGCTGTTTTTGAAGCGGTGAAAGCCGTGTCCTTACTGACTATCACGGCATCTTTATACGTATCAGATGCTAGATCAATAATCTCGCCAGTTGTATCATATAAAGTAGACCCGACCTTTTTAACTATGACGCTCTTTCCGTTAGCCAGTATCATATTTTCAAAAGTGCCGGTCTTTGGAGTGCGCTCACCAAAGATCGGGACAGGAGCCCCGCCATCTGCTGGAATTTCAACCAGTTGACCTCTAACAATTTTAATATCTCGTTTTTTCTTACCAAAAATAGTTTTAACATCATCTGGATCTGTAATATCAACAACTTGACCATCAATCGTAACTGTTTTGACGTTGGGTTTACCAAATATAACTTTTGGATTTTGTGAGTCAGTGATGTCCACGACCTCACCGTTAACGGTAACTGTTTTTGTGTCCTTATCTCCATATATAACTTTTGGATTATCTGAGTCCGTATAATCAATAAGTTGACCGTTAACCATTGCAGTATCTTTTTTAGGATCTCCGAAAACAACTACAGGATTAGCCTTATCTGTGATGTCAACAATTTGTCCCTCTACTATCTTTATATTAGGATCTTTCTCTCCAAAAATAACTTTTGGAGTTTCCGGCTTTGTAATGTCAATAACTTGACCTTTCACTGTAACGGTCTTGACATCAGGTGTTCCAAAAATAACTTTCACGTTATTCGGGTCGGTATAATCTACGATCTGCCCGTTTACAGTTTTGGTGTCTCTCTTTTTATCACCAAAGACAACTTTTGGACTTTTCATGTCTGTAATATCAATAACTTGACCTTCAATAGTTACCGTATTGGGTTTTTGCGGACCGCCATCAGAAAGCCTAGAACCCGGATTCTGGTCCCGCATAACTCTAGCACGTGCATAATCGTCGGAGTCGTTAATATTAAATTGACCTAAAACTTGAGTTCCCGTCTTATCAAGAAGAACCATAGGTTTTGGAGTTTTAGGTTTAGCTCTTGCAAGCGCAAGCTCATCTGCTGCTTTCACCTCTGCGGCAAGTTTTGTTTCTGCCGATTGAAGTGCTGCGAGGTCCAAGGCTCTTTCTTCTTTAGCCGCGGCTCTCTTCTGTTCCGCAAGCGTCTGAGCTCGTGCACCTATGGTTTGTGGTAACTTTGTTGCTGAAGCAGCCATAGCTAGGCGCTCTGCTGCGCTGGCACCGGGTCGCTCCCCTTGCATTGGACCCGCAAAGGTAAGGGCCGTTTGCGCTATATCAAACAGCATCTGTGCCTTGGTTAAATCTTTTTGTGACTCAAGTTCCGCGGCTCGTGCTGCGGGATCACCTAACCCGTACTCTCGGTAAATATCTTTTTGAGCCTCTACTAATTCTCTCAAACGAGAACCGTCTCCACGAGCAGGTGCAGGTGCAGGTGCAGGTGGTGGAGTTACCCGAACAGGACCGGTTGCCTGACTAAGAACCGGGAAAGCGTTTACAGGGGGCGGTATATTTAAAGACCTGCGGAAATCCGCAATTGTCTCTCCTCCGTTGGCGTACATTTGAACTGGCTGGTTGTCTCCGCGGCGGACCAGCCCGCCTTCCTTAAAATTTGCGGGTGGTGGTCCCCCCATACCACCAGTAGGCATAGGTGCCGCGGGCGGCGGTGGAGGTGCCACGTTTGACATAATCCCCTGCGCCATAGCGCCCTGTACAGGCTCCATCATCTCTTGTTGCGCCAAGCCGCCAATGCCTTGGTCTACTGCGCCCATGACCATAGCGGGCTGCACCAGTGTAAGGACAGACTCAGGCGTCTGTCTGGCGTCTTCTTCGCCTACGATACCGGCAAGCTCCTCATAGCGCTCTTCAACTGTCGCTTCATCACCACGTATGGTGTTCATAACCGTTTCAAAGTCTTCGGCTTGGTCGAGGTTTGTAATCTCCTGCTCTGCCGTAGCTAAAGCGCCCTCAAGCACTTGCGGGTCTATGGCCTGTCCGCCCCCTGCTGGTGCGGAGGGCATGGCAGGTGGAGGCGGCATCATTGAACCAACGCCCTGTGCCATAACCGGATCACCGCCCATTGCCATGCCTACAGCAGGAGGTTCTGCCTCTTTTTCCAATACTGAAAAATCTCTTGGGTCTAAGTTTGTTTTAAAAAATTCATTATAATCCGATACATCAAATTCTGGATTTTGATCAAAAAAACGAAGAATATTATAAATATTATTTGGGTTGAAGCCCTCCTCGTTAGCGGGGAGTTCTCTGCTTACATCATTTAAACCAAGGAGTGGAACATCGTATCTGGCTTTATTCCTAAGTGCTTGTAAAGCAGTTATATTCTCCATCTGACGTTGTTGGTCCATTTTTTCATTTATTAATTGTGCTTTAACTCTGTCTATATCTCGACGTAACTCTTCACTAATCCCTGCTCTAATTTCCCCGCCTTCCTGATATTTCTTGGCAGCAACAGGGTCCATCTTCATCTGCACCTCTTCAGGCAGCTTTGAAAAGCCCTTGTACTCGTTAGGCACGGCCTGACCACCCTTGGCAAACATCTGTCTGGCTAATACGCTTCTGTTCATTAGAATAACCCCGCTGTTTTAGCGCCTGCTGCCGCTGATAATCCTGCAATACCCAGACCCAGATAAGTCTGAGCCGGTGATACATTGGGCGCGGTAGCTGATGAAATAGTTTGTTGCGAAGACGGCGCACCCTTGTAAATGTCTGATAAGAAAGAATATCTATTATACGGCTCATAGAGTTGAGCCAAATCACTTTGTTGCTGTGCTGCAATTTCCGCCTGCTGCTGCGCCTGCTGCTGTTTACCCAAATTAAACTGTGTTTCAATGTCTTGCAGTGTCTGCTGCTGTGATTGCTGCCCCAGCGCCGCTTGTTGAAGTCCAAGCTTTCCTAATGCTTCTGCTTGTGCCGCCTGCGCCTGTTGAGCTTGTAAAAAGTTCTGTGCCTGCGATTGCGCTAAAGCCGCTGCACGGTTACGCCCTATCTCTGCCTGTTGTATCGCGGCCCGTGATCCGCCAAAGGCAGACGGCCCACCGGGTTGACCTACTGCACCAAGCCCTGCCTGTGCGGCCTGTATATCAAAGGACCTGTCAATCTCAGCCTGAAGGGCTGCTTGATACGGGTTCATAAACTGCGTGATGCCAGACGGGTCTAGCGTGGTCTTTGCTTCACCCAACGCGGTGCCTGCATCCGACAAGTACTGTTGGAAGCCACCAATACCGCCTGTGGCAGAGGACGCATCAGCAATAGCCTGTTGTTGCAACCCAGACATTTGAGCGATTTGCTGAATTGGAAGGGTAATCGGCTGGTCAGCTAGTTTCTTTGCAGACTCAAGAAGCCCAATCTTATAGGCTTCTATTTCTGGAGCTTCTTTGATTATTTGTATTTCGGTATTTGTAGCCATTATGCCATCGCCTTCCCTTTAGCCTCAAGACCGCGCATCATGTCGTACATTCTATTAATGCCTTTGTTGTTATCGCCGTCACCCAAGCCCTTTACGGCATTTGTAGTCATTACAAACTCACCGGGCATTAACATGGCTTTTACGCTGTCTTTGCCGGGAGTGCCCTCATCTGGCATGATACCACCTACACGTCGTGGGAATATCTCACCGCCGTCCGCTGCAAAAGTTGTTGGAACAGAGAACAAACCTTGAGCTAACTTCGGGGTTTCAGCCGGTAACCCATATTTAGCTTGGTTTGCCATGTAAAGGTCATAACCAGAAGGTCCGAGGGCCGCTAACCGCTCTTCGTCGCTCATCTCATCTAGTTCTTGCGGTGTAAATCCGCCAGCTAAATAAGTAGCCCCACCAGCCAAGGCCAGAGATGGTCCGTATGTGCGAATTAGGCCGGGGGTTAACTCAGCGGTGGCCATCTCAAGGGCTTTGTCATAAGTTAATTTTCCTCCGGACTCTTTTACAAAATCAAGGGCTAACTTGTTCTTTTGAGCAAATGTTGGATCGCTTCCTGTCAAGAAGTCCATCGCCTTACCGCCGTAGTCCATAGCAGTTTTGCCAGCGCTCTGTAACTGTTCCAACATTGTAGGAGGCGGTGTAGGCTGTGCGCTTGATATTTGACCAGATCCAAAGAAAGCTTGGTCAGCAGGATTTGGAGACTGAAGCGGACTTGGTGTAGTGAGCGGTGAAGCGGGTGGTAAAGCATCAGAAGCTGTTCCAAGATACATTTGATCTGGTCCCGCAGCAACAGGAGCGGACGCGGCCCCATCCACACCTTTTGTTGCATCCGCCGCCACACTCTCCGGAGTGATGCCCTCTTTAACACTAGCTAAAGTCTCGGAAGCCGGAGTAACCAAAGTTTGGTCAGACAAAACTTTTTCATACCCGGACTGACCAAACTGACCCGTAGCAAGCTGTTTACCGGCTGTTTGTAGGTTAGAGAACTTAGCGGCATCCTGAATACCTTTCATAGCGCCCTGACTAAAGCTACCACCGGGAGTTTTAGCCGCCTGTAAACCGCCACCAATAGCAGCAGTTGCGCCGCCGATAGCGCCACCAATCAAGGCGTTCTTGAAGGCGTCCTTTAGGTTACCACCCTGAACGAGTGTACCAATACCTGCTCCAAGAGCACCTGAATAAATTGCACCAAGGCCGGGAAAGACTGCGTTCAAAGCAAACGGTATAATTACTGGAGCAGCTTTCTTAATTACCTTAGTCACGCCCTTGAGAGCTTTGCTCACGCCTTTAGCTAGTTTGCTTACACCCTTTTTTACGCCCTTAAACAGCTTCTTCAGAAAGAACTCAGGCATACCTGTGTCTGGATTGATGGAGTTTACACCAGAACCAACCACATAGCGCTCTGGGTCCTCTACACCAAGATCCCGCAGATGACTAAATATAGAGTCTCGTAGCTTTGGGTTGTCGTCAATCAGGGCTTTCGGGACAATCAACTCACCGGTTTCAACGTGAGCAACGGTGTCGTCACCGTAACGACCGTAAGATGCCATACGCGTGGCAATAGGCTCAAACGTAGCAATACCAGAAGATCCAAACTCCTGCGCCGCTTCTTCACGCTCCAGAGCTTCGATCTCGTGGTCTTCCATATAAAAATCGGCGATACCGCCCGCTGGAAACTCAAAAACTTCTGCTGTTGCTTGTGCCATTTTTTAATTCCCTAGTATAAGGTTCCTCGCAGTCTACCTTGTTTTTCAAATTCCGTCTACACTATGCAACGGCTATTGTTACAGTTCCGAGAGCCGTGGTTCCCACTACACTTCCCGAATGCACCTCGTTTTGCACTATAGTCTGTATGAAATTAGCCTCACCTATAAAAAAATCACCTACTTCTAATGTGTTAGCCGCGCCGCTACCGGGTATGCCCTGAAAGTTAATGTCCGCGGACCGCACTTCGTCGATCAACTGTTCCAAAGCCCGCGCTAACTGATTGACATACACCGGATCGTACTCTTGCGGTGCCGTCGGTATGATCGGACGTAATACCTTTTTTGTCATCGCCTACCATCCGGCCTCGCATCAAGTCTAGACGCCCCTAATCTCCAGTTTACGCCCGTGTCGGTGTTCTCAACTCTGACCGACATCTGTCTGCCACGAGCTCTTAGGTCAATCTTTTCCGTAAACTGTTCTACTGGAGCAGTAGCTGTTCTTACAGCAGAACCAGAAGGGGACTCTGTAAAATTGTTACCGCTAAAATCCCTGCTCTTTACAGTAAATAGAGCAGATGGACTACTTGTGCTTGACCCACTAAAACTAAGATCCGGTAGTATACGGTTGACCATCATGAACTGTTGACCATCACCTATGTCAAAGTCGGAGGACTCAATAAAGGCGTTGATAGCGACGGCGCTACCCGTGCTAAAATCATCTAACCCATCTTCATGATTGTATAAGAAAAAATCAGCACCGGTGGCTTGCGGGAAGCTACGCAGACCAGAGGCCCGGTCATTCCACGCGGTGCGAACTAAAGTTCCGTAGTACCAAATCTGCTGACCATAATTATACACAACATATCGGTCTATCTCCGTTGCACCGGAAGATACATAGAACCACCAAATCTCGGTTTGGCTGCCTATGGACCCTGCATGAAACTTAAACGATTGTTGGTTATTCATGTCATTAAACACGTAATCTCTAACAGAGCACGGTATGGTTTGTATACGTCCGTCATATGCGTAAAAGTTTTCTTGTCCCATCCAGAAGACAATGTCGTTTACGGCGATAGCTGTATTTGGTCCAGCTATACGTATATTGTCACCAAGAAGTGATATACCAAAAGTAAAGGGTGCGCCGATAAACTGCATGGAATATAAGGACTGATCTGTGTACACCAGTATCTGACGACTAGTTTGTACAGCCGTGATGATCTCACTGCCTTTTGACAACCTTAAATCACCCGCTGTGTTAGTGGCCGTGGGTGTAAAATCAGTCAAAGATTCTTGGCTTCCAAACCTAATTAGTAAGGGGTCAAGTATGCCAGTGCCAACCGGGTTAGTGCCGAAGAAAATAATGTGCCTATCTACATCGGAGACCAATAATTTACGAACCACCGTGGGGACATCGCTTGCACCTGTTAAGCTGTCTAATCGGACTGCCCTTGTACTAGTTCCGTTGGTTGCATCCCAGTAAAACACAGTCCCGTCAGATATATTGAATAGCAGGTCCTCTCCAAAGTTATCCACTGAGAACAGGCGTAGTGTCTGACCTGACAATGATCCAGCCGCGGAACCCCAAGTAAATCGACCCCATGTGCCAGCACCCCAACCAGAACCGAGGACCGTGGTGTTTAGCCCAACATTGACTTGAAACGCTGCGGTGCCGGACGAACCGCCTCCAGCGGTGCTACCTGAAGTAGCCGACCCGGCAGTGGTAATTGTAAAAGTTGTGGTGCTAGGAACAGAAGTTATTGTGTGTTCGGTGTTTAGCTGTGCGGCTGTTATACCATCAGTGGTTGTAAGACTAGCTAATGTGACAAAGTCCCCCACTATTGCACCATGTGCAGCTTGTGTCGTGACAGTGACAACGCCGCTGCCTGCTCCACCTGTAGTATTTACTGGGTTTGAACCAAGACTGACCGTAGATCTAATGGGTGTGATGTCGTTAAACGTGCCTGCATTTTCTAAAAACACCTTCTTTTCGGTGCCTATAAACAGGAGATTTTGTGAGTCTAAAGTGACAAAGTCAAATATCTTACGAGGTGTTCCCGTGACTTGAGTATTAGATACACGAGTCCAACCGCCTATACGCTCTGCGTATCCAGCCCTAAAACGTATCTTATCTCCGTTAAACCAACCGCCCTCATTAGAGTAATTCGTACCCTCTCTATTGATGCCCGGTTTGAATTGCAATTTGCTTAGAGGCATGCATCTTATCCCGCTATCTCTGTTGCAGTGATGAAAGAGACGCCGCGTTCATAATAGGTATCATCATTATCTTCCAACGTCCTATTAAGGAAAAAATTCCCGTCCTGTCTAGCTCTTATGCCCACCTTATAGGTAATCTGTGATGTGGTTGAGGGTGAGTCAAAAAAACTGTACATTCCACACTCTGGGGTCGATGCCGCGTTTTGATTTGCTTGACTATAGGTTTGTGTAATCATTGACACGCCGTTCGCTCGATCTCCAGCGGCGTCATGACCAAGTTTGGTTGTGTCCCTGTAAAAAAAGAAGATGTGGTTCCATGCGTTTGCAATAAGCCCATGCTCCCCAAAAATTTGAGCGTCTAATCTAAAAACGCTACTTGTAGCTGTCGGGGTGATGTTCACTGTCAAATCTGTAAAAACAGTGTCTGCTAAACCAGTAAGTGAAATTGTATTTGTACTAGTAAATTGAGTGCGTTGGACTTGCAAAATTTTGCCCGTGCTTCCCCCACCAATAAATGCCGCTAATTCTGCTGCTCTACTCATGCTAGTTCTCCAAATATGGATACAGAAATGTTTGCATTGTCTGTTTTAGTGCTGTCATCTCTAATAGTGCCTACTCGTATAGAACCAGCGGCTTTTGATGCAACGCTAATATCTAACCCACCTCCTCCATCTGCATCTGCGGGAACAATAGGATGAGAATAATTTGCTGAACTTATACTTGAAGAAAGTGCGAATGTATAATCTCCTGTGCCATTATCTGTTGTGCTTGCAAGATTAAGTGAGGCATCTGCCGCTGCACCCGCATTTGAGTCAGCCCAACATTTACAGCTACCATTCGCAACAAAGCTGGTGGCAATACTGTTATTACCGCTGGCATCCTTTAGGGTGTTAACTCTAAGTTCGCTTGCCATTATGCTAGGTCCCCCATCATAAAGATGTTGGCTCTGTGCCAATTAACTAAAGTAGTCGTATTGCTACCACACTCAGCCCCCATTGCAGAGGTTGATATCAAAAACCCAGCAGATTGAACGGCAAGATGTGCTGTTCCACTTGCGTATTGAAACGGATTGGCCGCACCGCAACAGTTATCAGCGTCACTAAAAGCATTAGTCAAATTTACCTGTGGTTTACCCGTGCCTAAGTCTGTAAAGCTACTAGAATTTAAGCTGTCATTGATGCTAGAAACAGTAGCAATCATTGCCCAAGCCTTTACAAGACCCTGTTCCAGAGATTGCGTAGCAGTAGCACCAACGGTAACAGTGACGGTTTTAGCCGTTGTATTACCTGTAAGAGTATCTACTTTAAGAATACTAGCCATTATGCGAGGTCTCCAAATACACAAATATTTGATTGTCCAGCATCAGTTAGCGAGTTGCTAGAATTTCTATTTGACGTTCTAAACAAACTTGTTGTCCTATGACTTGCACTTGTAGTTCTAATACTAGCATTTCCTGATGCGCCACTTTCTTCACCACTTTGTTCGCAAGTTGCATAAGTAGCATCACTCATATTATTGGTATAATTATAGGTGAATGAACCTGTCGCATTGTCTGTAAGTGATGCAGTGTTTAAGGCGTTTTCTAAAGCAGGTGTAATGTTGTTTGAGTGTGCAAAAACTTTTACTGCTGCTTGCTTAGTCAACCCAACCGGACCAGTGCCAGCCTTATCTGCAATAGTGTCTACATTCAATACACTGGTCATACGATACTCCAATAACCGTTAACAGTTACGGTTGCGTTCTGTGTGATAGGCCCAGCCGATACACCATTCTCATCGCTGTCAATTGTAATGTCTGCGCTGATGGTCTGCCCATTCAAACGGATGATGCTGTTGTTACCTTTGAACGGATAGCGTGTGTCACTTTCTGTTTTAGTGTAACTGCTAGATATAGCAAAGGTGTCATAGACCACCATCTCAACAATGTCATTTAGGCTGGCGGCTGTAACTAATACAACGCTTGTGCCTGTTGTGGCTGCATAGTCAGTTCCGGGTTTGAGAAGCACCCCGTTTTGATACACGTCCATGTACAGGCTATCTGTATACTTTAGTGTCTTCGCATCGCCATCACTGCCACTGAATGTCGTTTGACTAGCTGTGGCTTGATATACGAAGCGGTTGCGAACACCAAACTCTGGAGATTTTCCTATGTATGGCATTATGGTTTCTCCGGCCACTTAACATCATCAAGTGATGTTGCAGTTTTTGTTATATCTCGTAAGTCTTGACGATACTTTTTTTGTGCATCCGTCATGGCAGGCGTATCAGATGCGTCCCACCAATCTGTTTCTGATAATAATCTTGTACGCTCTAATCTTAAATCTTCAAGGCTGGCGGCTTTTTCTAACTCTGCTTGCTTTGTTGCCACAGTAGAAGCGTCCCAAGAAACCGTTTTTCCATCTTTATCAATAGCAACCGCATCGGACCCAGTGCCAGTTATGGAAACCACGTTATCATAGAGTTGATATATTGCTTCGTGTTGCATTATTGTCCGATCTCCATGAGTGTTATACTGCTTGCGCCATTTAAATCAGTATCGCTTGATCCACCTCTGTTAATGTAAATTGTCGCCGCACTGTTGTTATCTACATAGACCGTGTAATCTATTGCACTGGTAGTATTGTGGTCGTGGTAAATCTGACCACCAAAGTTTACCATTGTATAGTTGCTATATTGACCAGCCCTTGCTCCAAAAAAACGTGAACTAAATGCTGTGTCAGAACCAGTTTGTCCAATATCGTGATAAATCATGTGATAAGCACCGTAAGCCGCCCCTGTGTTATTTGATGAGGTGCAGAGACTATATGTCACAAGTATTTTGCTGGTCACATCAGTTGGTGTGATTGTAGCGGCTAATCCTGTTGCTTGTGGAGTGTTTGCACTTTGCGTCAAACTCTGCTCAGTTTCATAAAGCACATGGACTATTTGCAATATAGAACCTGATGCTGCTACGCCACCGCCGATAATTTTAGTTAAGGGCATAACCTATTCCTTATGCGTAAGGGCTGTCACCCAATACAGATGTATCCCAAGCAGCTTTGAGCTTTGCAATGGTGTCTGCGTCTGTAATTGCTTTTGCAGCAGGTGCATCACGCAAAGCCTTCTTCTTGTTGACAGAGTTAGTCTTTGCAGTTGCATCATCAGCTTCAAGAGCCTTCATGTACACAACATCCTCTGCATCAAGCAGTGGCTGACGTACTTCACGGATTTTGTCCTTAAAAATCTTTTTTGCTTCAGCCAAATCTTCAGAAATGACTTTGCCACTCAGAGTCCATGCGCCTCTGAAGTGACGGTCTGATGGAACGGTAGCGGTTGAAGCATCAATCTGATTACCGTCCTTATCTACGATATATGTTGTTGGTGCCATGAGGTTTCTCCTATGCGGCTACGGTTTCATCAGTGGCTAGCTCTTCACTAATCTTCCAAGCGTTGCGCCACTCTCTTGTCGCTGGAAGCTGTTCCTTGCGGCATATTACCATCTTTGGCTTATTACCGCTATCATAGTCTCGCCACACATGCTGTGGGCAGTCTTTCATAATCAAATACTCGATTGCTTGCTCTTCGGTCATCGCCTCGACAGGCTCAGTGTTATGGAGCAAATATCCTCTTGTGTGCTTTTTAAAGTCAGGCTGCGCTTCATCTTTGGCTAGTTCCCAGTATACTTGCACTGGTGGTAGGATGCCGCCCTGTAGCGCACAAGCCATCCAGTTAGGGTCAGGTACAAGTATCTTTGCACATTCGTCTATGCTGTCCTCATAGACTACACGATAGTCAGACTGTACACCGTCTAGGTTTTCTTTAGCCCAGCAGAGTCTGTCAAATAAGTGTGTGCCTTGAAATTCTGGTGTATCCATTATGCTAAATCTCCGTGAAATGAAACGCAGTTATGATTACAATCTTGCGTGGTTCCATCATCTTCTGTCTTAACTCTTTGTGTAGATGTTGTCCTTCGATTGTCGTGAGCTTCATCTCTAGTGCTTCTGTCCTGTAAAGAGTGACCCGTTGATGTACTTGCGGATATACAAAATTTTGCATTTCCAAAAGCACTAGTGACAGTTAAGGTGAAGTCACCCGCCGCCTCATCTGTTAATGACGAGTGATTTAAACTGTCATTTATTAAATTACTAGTGTACATTTGTGACTGTGACCACGCCTTTGCACTACCATTCACCACAAACTGTGTATCAACTGACCCAGCGGTGCTGTGTTCTAGGGTATCTGCTTTTATCTTTCCTAGTGCCATTACGCAATATCCCCCGCCATCATAAAGGTAACATCTTCATCAGAACCGCCACTTATAACTCTAAAATGTTTGGTTGAAGTAGATTGCGTCCCATCATTTACTATTGACCTAGCACCAGTAGTTGTACCGTCTCTGTTTCCAGCATATCCCGCTTGTGCTGTTGCATCATTCGAAAAGTTATTAGTAAAATTTAATTCAAATTGAAGCGCACCACCATCACCAATCGAAGAAACATTAAGGCTATCGCCTACACCAGAGTTTCTTTTTGTTGGTGGGTTTGTGTCATCTATGCTAATCCAAACTTTCAATAACCCTTCTTGCATAGACTGTGTAGCACTAGCACCAACCGTCACGGTGATGTCATTAGCAGTGCTTACGCCAGTGAGTTTGTTTGTTTTTACCTCACTCATGCTAAATCTCCGTGAACATTAATAGTCAAATAATTGTCTTCACTTGAAGTATTTTGATATTGACTTGCAGTGGTAAAAGACCCCGAAGCATATGCAGATGATGCAGAAAAGCGACTATACCGAGAATTACTTCCGTTTAATCCTGTATAGTGAGAATTTGTAATAGATGCATATTGAGTACTAGACATATTATTAGTAAGTGATGTTGAAAAAATTCCTGTGCTAGTATCACTAAAACTGCTTACGTTGAAGGTGTCACCACCAGTATTTGCACCAAGTTTATCACCTCTTTGGTCAAACACACCAAACGCCTTTGCCGCACTTTGCTTAGTCAGCGTAGCCGCACCACCGGCGGTGCTTTGGATTGTATCTGCTTTTAATGTACTCATAGCGTCACCAACGTCCCGCCAGACTCGACTGTAAGAGTTACACCAGAAGCCACAGTAAACGGACCAGTTACGTTAGCGTTTTCTGTGGCTAGGATAGTGGTGTCTACAGTTAGGCTTTGATTGTTTGTGCGGAAGATACCGCCGGACTTAAAGTTGCCTCTATTTTCTGTGGCAGGTGAGATGGATCCACTGGTCACACCCATGTACATAACAAAGATATTATTGCCAGAGTTACTTGATGGCGCTTCATCAAACGTAAGAGTGGCTCCGTCAGGTACGGTATATGATCCAGTTGGCTCTTGAACCACCCCATCTACGGAAACGACTATATCTTCTGCACGAACCGTCTGATTAAGAGTAAAGGTGGTAGTGCTTCCATCACCACTAAACTCCTGTCTTGTAGGTCTGGCCTGAAAACTAGGCACTATAGTATTGCCAAGAAGAGGCATCAGGTGATCTCCATTATACTCGCTACAGTATCTAAGCTGTTTGCCGTGTCACTTTGCACAATCAAGCTATGCCCTGTTTCCATGACAATCTTGTTACCTGCCATATATTCAAAACTAGATGCCGCAGGAATCGGTATGTCTTTTGCCAAAAACACCATATCGCCAGCGTTTAGCTTTATGTCAGCAGTGATTTGGGCAGATGAAGTGTTCGCCAGAGTCAGACCAATAACAACGGTAGTGGTGGAACTTGGCACGGTGTAAACAGCCATGTCTGAATTGGCACTGGCTGTTCCACCGTTGAACACCTTATTTTTAAAGGTATTAGCCATGTTCTACTCCTATGCTACATCATCTAGCAAAGCACATACTATACATTCGGCTGTTGATGCAGATGAAATAGCGTGTATATCCGCTACAGTTGTGTTTGGCAGTCTGGCTACGAAAGCCTCGCTTGGGCCAATAGTAATACCGTCATTTGCACTAGAAGATGCGGTGCCTGCATCCAGAACTATGAAAATACTACGACTGTTAGTGTCGATGTTCTTGATAAACAAAAACTTTACTTTGTCGCCCGTAGCCACAGCGGTGGGGGCTGTGTCGTCGTCAACTGCGGTGTAATCTGTGTAATTACCAGCGATCAAGTCTGTGCTTGAGTTAGAGACGCTAGTCTTTTTGTAATACCACTTATCGTTAGCATCAGCGGGAGTAACAGTCATGCTTGCAGAAAAGGTCTTAGCAATCTCGTCTGGCAAAACTGTCGCCTGTATTGTTGCGGATCCATCATTTGCCATTTTTAACTCCTATCCTAAAGCTATGGCTAAAGCAGTAGCTGTACCAGCGACCTCTGCACTACTACCTACGTTAAAAGATGTAGCAAGTCCAGTGACTGCCGCCCCTGATCCTGCACCATCACAGAACACAATGTCAGATGTACCATTTGGTATAGACACTGTAGCTCCTGATCCTTGTTGTATAGTGGCTGCTCTGCTACCAGACAAAGAATTTTTTATAATAAAAAATTTACTGGTGGTGTTTGGTGCAATCGTAACCACGTTTGTGCCACCAAGATCAGAACCACTATCTTTTAAATTAATTACAGAGAACATACCAGTCTGAACATTACTGGAGCCAGAGGTCGGAGACCCTAACCTTACGGTCAAGTCTGTGGTCAGGTCAGAGGCTGTTAAGTCAGTAGCGCCTGTTATTCTATCAAATATATCAAAGTTAAAGTTGGTGACATCGCCCCAACTACCAGAAAGTTCACCTGTAGCTGGTTTTTCTATACCAAGGTTTGTACTAAACGAGCTTGCCATCTGTTACTCCTATGCCGCCTTATCTGTCCAAGACGGTGTTTGTGACGGCGTTACGTCGCCCCAATTTGTTGTAGCCCCTGTTACAACACCCCAGTTTGGAGTTTGCGCTGCTACAATCTCTGTATAAATAAGGACTATACCAGTATTTCCCGTCGCTGTAACCCCTGTTGGAAAAACTCCTAAAGATAGTATTGGGGCAACAGTTCCTGTATCTGTCTCCCCGGTCCCTGTAACACCCGTAACAGAAAGTAAAGAAGACCCACTAATGCCCTCCTCACCCAGACTTGTTGTGGCTACCGCGCCAACACCTATTACCCTTGCTCCGGCGTTGGTCTGTTCATCGCCAAGAGCAGAGGTTCCTGCTACACCCGTGACTGAGAAAAGGGCTGTTCCTATTAAAACTGGGTTTCCTGCGGTTCCCGTAGCCGAAACACCCGTGGGTACATGAAGCACCGCTCCTGCTGGCGTTACAGCCCCAGCGGATGCTGTAGCTGAGACCCCTGTGACAGATATGGGTATGGCTTGGTTCCAAGGACCCTCGCCCCAAGTGCCTCTACCCCATCCCGCTATGCTCACCGTATTACTCCGTTACGCTATACGAATAATAGCGTTGCTTGCATCGGCTGTTGGGAATTGAATGGTAAAAGTGCCGGATGTTGAGGTTTTATTAGATGTAAAATCCAACACAGCCACAGCTTTGTTGCTGTTAGTGCTGTTATATATTAAAGCACCCATCGCAGTAATCGTAGCCGTAGTAAAGCTAAGATCTGCAAAATCAGTAAACGCTGTGGTTCCAGATGTAGTTGGCGCGACTTTTGTAAGTGTGCCACCCCCAGTTGCATATGAGCCACTAGAAGCTACCTCACCTGTTGTGGTAAATGCCGTGGTTGTCGCCCCTAAAGTGGCTGTGGTGCTAGACTTTCCGCCACTGCTTTCTGCATATAGAGCCAGTTTAAAGGCGTTACCGTTTGTTGCGAAATTGTGTGTGCCCAACATCAACTCTTGTTTGAATGCGGTACACATTGCTTGTGCTATTGCCATTATAGTCTCCCTATAGCGTCAGCTAGTTGATGTTGACCCGCCTCACGGACCTTCGCACAAATTGTAGCACGTTCTTCTTTTCTAGCCAACTCTACATAATATTGCACTAAATTTCTAACACGATCCTTAAAAGCCTCTGCCTGCAATCTAATTGGTTCAGGGGCTTCATCGGATATATATAATATCTTATCGGCTGCCATATCAGCTATTTGGTCGTTAGATAATCCGCCGTTATCAGAGGATATTACCTTAACAGAGCCTACGGATGCTACGTTAACCTCAAACATGATCATGTCTCCCAAAAATAACCGGATTTGATTCTACCGGTTCTGGCGGTCTTATATCAGACTGTTTTGTTATTAATATGTTGCCCCCTTCAATCGTTTGAACTAAAGGATCATCTAGCCTATGGTAACCATACAGTTTTTCATTATCTGGGACATTTGTGTCTAACAACCCGGAACGGTGAGCTATCTCTAATTTTATTCCCTTCGATGCAGCAATTGCACACCAAAACTCTACACAAGCTCTTCCTGACTCAGCCATGTTTACGTTTTTATAAGTAAAATCAATACCGTACAAACAAATCTTCGTTACTTTTTTCCAAATGGCATAAGCCACCGCATAAGCCACCGTGTTGTTAAAATAACAATAACCTGTTGATTTTACAACCTTTTCAAGAGGATAAGGTTTTATGGCTGGAAAATCATTGTGTTTTTGGCACGAGTATATTGTGTTTTTATTTTTAAGTAAAAACTCTCTAGCTATTCCGGTTTGAGAACCAGCGTTTTCAGTATCTAAAAAACGAGAAACAGGGTCCATCATAAACGTCTTATCGACGTGTATAATACCTCCGATACAATTAATTCCCCAAACTTCATCAAAAGTTTGAGAGGCAACTCTTGCGGCTATGTAGTCGGCATAACTGCCTCCTAAGCCAACGATGGCAACTTTCATGTACGGGCCCTTCTTGGTAACCCCTGTCTGTTTGCATCATCGTTTTCTCTAGCTTCCCCAAGATCCTTCAATCTAACTAAAGACTCTACAAAGCGCTCACTGTACATTTTCATAACGTCCGGTTCACCCTTCATATAAGTATAAGCTTCAATCAAACTGCCGTATAATAAAGCGTTAGGGGCATTAACACTTAAAAAGGTTGTAGTAGAGTCTGCCGAAGTAGAAACTACTGTTCCCGTAGCCCCACTGGTCGCTCCAGTGACTGTTTCTCCCACAGTTAAATCTGTGCTTGGTATAACAATATTGAACGTCGTCGCGCTAACAATAGAAGCTATTGTTGTATTTGCACCACTGGTTCCACCCGTAATCGTTTCTCCAGCTACAAAAGTCCCACTTACGCTGCTAACCGTTAATAAAAACTGACTTTGCGTTAGACTGGTTGGTCTATAATAGTAATGAAGCTCTGCTGTGTAATCAGCATCTGGAGTGGGAGCTAATAAAAAGTTTTGGAAGTCATACACACCATAATATTTTGGGAGACCAGTGGTAGCTGAATTTGGGTTATATTCTTGTAAGAAGTTAACGTCTTTGATTAATAAAAAGTTCTTATTACTAGAACTTTCTAAAGATAGACTAAAAGATGCTATGTAATCGTCGGGTACAGCTAAAAATTGGTTACCTGAAGTTGTGGTGCCCGTTGCATTCTTGCGAAAAAACTCTAGGTCAACGCTTTTAAATATGCGTTCCTCGGCTGTCTTTACAAAGTCAACAAGATGAGAAACAAAAGTAGTTTCTTGGTTTTCGGTATAGTCTTTTATTGCGGACTTTAATGTACTGTATGTAAAACTCATGGTGTATTCGCCTGCCAACCCATGCCGCTGTGATTAGTGCAATAGTAATACAATGTCGGAGCTCCAGAGGCTACTGTTATTTGAGTGTACGCACCAGAAGAACCGGGAGTGCCGTTAGTGGTCACACCTGTCGTATACTCATACCCTCCGCCATGTGTGCCATTAGCCGTCGTGCTGAAACGCAAGGGATGACCTGAATTAGAGGAGTCACTTTGATCAAATCTATAAGTATTTCCCTCCGATAGACTTAACAAGACATCTGCCGTGGCCGTAGATCCATCAATCGCAAATTTATTGGCCGAACCAACATTATAATATGGGTGATTTACAGGATTTCCCCCAACCACTGTTACTGTGTAAGTTTGTGTAATGCTTAAACCTGTGCCAGAGGCTGTAACCGTACCTACAGAACCTGTTCCAGAAACCCCCGTAGTGGTTGCATCCGTGGGTGTAATTACATCTCCGCCAAATGTAACCTTTCCTAACAGAGCTTCCGCTTGAGGCACTAATTGATATTGTAGAGTTACAGTGCTAAAAACTGGAAACTTAACAGTAACAGGTATTTTATTATTGTTGGGTCGGGCCTCTTTCAAAGTTTGAGGATCATGTATCTTGCGAAACGGTCCTAGTTGTGGGTGTTTTCTTTCAAATTCGTCCTTGCCAACGAGTAACCCGTTCCATTCTTTTCGCATATCTTTATAGCGATACTCCAGCCCAGAACGATCTGATATGGCCTTGGCATACTTTCCTGTAGCGTATCTAGGCATTAGTTTGTCCTAAAGTATGCGTACTCTGGCGTCACCGTGAAGCTAGATCGGTCTCTATCTTCACCCATAGCTCTTTCAAACTCCTCCTCGTACATAGCTTTAAGCATTTGAGTTCGATTAGGAGCTCTTTTAATAGATAAATAATAAGCCAGACCGGCAGCTAAACACGGATAAAACCTAAAAGGTACATCTAATGTATTTATGGCTGTGTCTGCATCATCTATGCGTGTCAAAGCGTTATAAACCACAACATCGGTGCTGTTTTCTGGGGTCGGCCATACACGCAGGCTTGGTGTCACTTGTCTGTCCAAGAAAAACTGAGTTGGTCTACCTGTAGTAGCTTTATTGGGAATATTTAAATCATCATCCCGACTAACTCTAGTTAAAGAAAAGTCCGTGCTACTGCGGGTCACAACTGCACTTAATATATCAATCACATCTGCGGATAAGGCATAGGTTCTTGTCCCAGATGTTAAGGCTTGTGTGCGTTGTGTAATTGTCCACTGGTTAAGACCACGGTTAGCCCATTCGGCCAGCATTATATTTAAAGATCGTCTGGCAGTTACAAGATCGTATCCTGTTTTAACCTCCAAGCCACAACGCTCAAAAGCCTCTTCTACATAATCTGATACGTCTAATTCAAAGTTTACGCTTCCAGAAACAGCCATTACTTATCTTTCGCATATAGATTGTCGAATATCTGATTTACGTCCATTGTATAGTCTAAATCTGATTTTGAATAGTGTATATGCTGAGACGGCAAGAAATCAGGCGCACCTTGTCCTGTTTCAAACCACGCAGGATGTGTGACTCGGACACGATTATTAGGCAGAGCAACGATGTTACCCGTGTACGGACCAGCATCCAAAAGCTCTAAAACGTGGCTCTGTTTATGCTGCGCCGGGTCATCAGCGATCTCGCTCTCCGTATAATCTACCGTAAAATAGTATTTAGCCGGATAAAACTCAGGCCCTATTTTGGCAATCCAAGGGCACGGATGAGCGCGATCTAAACGATAAACTGCGTGTGTATGGGACATACAGTCCCAAGGCTGCGCCAAATGGACAGGCATAGGTTCTGGCCATTCCTCAAAAGGCGTGTCCCCAACAAGCGCAGTTATGGGCATTCTAGCCCACATCGCTCCCCCGTGCACATTCTGTTCGTCCGTGTCATCGGTTTCACAGCCGGTGAATATCATCTGAAAACTTAAACACCGGCTGGGCATCGTAGTAACAGCAATCGCCATAGCGTGAAGAAACTCGCCATGATAATTGGAGTGATTACACGTATACTCTCTTCGCACCCAACACTTGAAGTGCGGAATATTACTTTGGAGATAGGACAAGGTCTTATACCTTACCGCCCTTGGCCATACCCTTCTTCTTCATCATGCCGCCGTTGGCCATCTTCTGAACCTTGCCACCTTTAGCCATGCCTTTTTTCTTCATCATGCCGCCGTTGGCCATCTTCTGGACTTTACCGCCTTTGGCATAACCCTTCTTCTTCATGGCTCCACCGCCAGCCATCTTCTGGACTTTACCGCCTTTAGCCATGCCCTTGGCTTTTACCCTGCCACCTTTAGCCATGCCTTTTTTCTTCATGGTAGGTGCTACATTACCAACAAGACTGGATGCGTACTCATCCATTGTCATAAATTCTTTTGCCATTTTTTGCTCCTATGCAATTTTGGTGCGTTTTCTTCTGTTAGCCATTACAGCGCCGCATCCTCGCGCTACAACAGTTCCGGGTATGTTCTTACCCCTAAAAGGTCTCTTAGGCTTTGTTACCGCCCCACCATTCTTTAAACCTGTTACCTTCGCAGCTTTTGTGTTAGCAACTGTAGTTTTTCCTTTAGCGCCTGCTTTCTTTTTTTTACGTGCTGTCGTAGCGCGTTCACTTTTGGATAAACTATTAGCCTTAGATCTAGGCAAGCAACGATCAGGGTTTTTCTTATCTTTTGAAGTACCACATGGGCCTTTAATAGAGCCATCAGATCCAATCCTTACCCAATCTTGTTTCAGCCATTGCTTTAACTGTCCCATTATACTTTCTCGCGCTGTTTGCGTATCGCATTTTTACCAGCTTTTGCTATTCTAGCTTGCTCAGACTTACCCGCTACCTTTGCTCTTTGTTCTAAAACAGTAAGTATTTGTATCTTCCTAGCAAATGGTTTTTTTAACTTTTTTACCTTTGCCACCGTGGCTCTTGCATCAGCCGGTGTGGCAAATTTTATAGAAACAGTATCTCTAGGGTTCTCATCTGTGTACAAACGTCTATCAGATCCCTTGGGCTTTTTTCCTGTCCCCTTTTTAGGATCTTTTCCGTTTCCCATTTTTTACCAACTTAGATAGTGTCCGTGCCTGACTAGCGTGTAATTTAGACGCTTTATTCAAACCCTTTACAACTTTTTTAATTTTTTTTCTCTTCGGCGCTGTTAGTGTCATTTGCCCTTCCTTTTACCACCCTTTGATTTTTTAGCATAGTTGGGGTCTTTACAGTATTTTGATGCGGCCAAGTTTGCATACGCTGACGGGTATGTGTCAAATGTGCGTTTAGCCCAAGCCTTGCCTTCGGGACAGATCTTACCACCACTTTTTACCTTCCCCCCTTTTTTCATACGAACAGCACTATTTGAAGCGCGTTTTGGTATAGGACAAGCTGCTGCCCCTATTCTTACTGCACTAGTCATTTAAAACACTTTCTGCACGACGGCGGCTGCAACAATTAACCCAGCTATGCCCCAGAGCCTTTGATCCAGCTTATCTAACTGTTTTTGTATCTGAGCATACCGGCCATTGCACTCTTTTTCGTGCTTTTCCAAAAGTTTTAAAACATCGTCGGCTTTCATCTAACATTTCCATCTTCTACGTGCTGCACAAATACGCTTTTTAGGAGTCTTTTTACAATTTATGTTGTGCATCTTCATTTGACCTTTTGACCGACTACAATATGATGCACGACGTTTTGCGTCTTTTGAACCCTTTTTTACTTTTCCTGTGACAGCCGTTTTTAACTTAGAACCGGGATTTGCACGTCTATAAGCAGCCACCCCGGCTTTAGTCATTCCCGCCCCTTTTTCTGTGGGGCGGAAATTTTTCTTATTTTTTTTTGGCATCGTAGCTTTACGAGGAGCCATTTATTTACCTCTTACGCATACTTCTTACGCATGTACAAAATTATTGTATATGTGTCCGCAGAAGAATGACCAACTGTTGTAAACAAAATGTCCCCTGTCTTACCACTGCCTGCGTTGTTTGTTAGGCCGCCAAAAGAGTTATAATCGTGATGACCGCTTTGGTTTTCACCTAACTCAATAGCAAAAGCGTTAGAGGTAGCATCAAACAGCATTTGTACCTTCATGCCGTTACACTGCCACCATATACGCTCTATGACGACCTCACTACACGCAACACCATCTAAACTGCTGGCAAGAGCAGAAACGTCTACTTTTTTTACGGCAGACTCTCCACTCCCGTCAGAGACATTGGTGAATTTCATAACGGCATGTTTAGGGCCGTCAATCAGTGTTTGCGAGGTTACAGCATCCGCCATTTCAGCCTCCTTAGAATACTGAGTATTCTAGTTCAACCGTAAATCTGCCTGCTGTTGCGTCTGCGTTTAGCGTGGTTGTGGCCGCAGCATACAAATGAGTGCTTGCAATCGGAGCAGTAACATTTGGTTCAAACACATGGAAATTACCGGCTGAGTTATTGAAATTAATATCAACCTCAGTTATGGACAATGCCGCAGATAATGTTGGTGAAAAGGCTGTTACACCTGCTCCAACAATCTCTGTTCCTGATGATACCGCAGCATTAGTTGCAGTCCCACTCGTAGCACTCAACTGTAAAGAACCCACCAAAGTTTGACCCGCGGCAGTGGTAATACCGATCACGGCTTTATGAATGAAAAACTTTGTTGCTGTCACCAATGCGTCTGGGTGATCTGTGTTAAGAGTTCCCAACTCAACAAGAACGTCACCGTCGGCATATGCTGAACTGGTATCTGTGTCTGCCAGTGATCCAACAAAAGTTTGGATCTTTCTTGATCCCAAAGAAATCAACTGACCAGTTGAGTTTACAGAAAATCCGGTTTCTGTAATCGTGCCAGTGCCGGAGCCCTCGTTGATTACTTTAAAACCTGCTTTTGAACGGACGGAGCCCGAAAAAGTAGTTGTAGCCATTTTTTTCTCCTGTCTTGGCTATTGTCAGCCCATCATGGGCTGTCAGGATAAAATAACCATACAATAAAAAAGGGCGACTGTGAAGCCGCCCTTTGAAACCTCTACGGGAAAAGAGGTTATTATGCTGCGCCCGGTGTTCCAAACACACAACGCCAATCAGAAACGCCGAAGCTGTAACGCTCACGGGCCTTAAACCGCATGTTGCCGGTGTCAAAGTCACCTTCCATTGCAGTTTTGATTGGAGAACGGTTGAAATATTTGAAACCGTTTGGAGCATCGGTCTTGATGAAAAACGCATCCGTATCTGTCAAGAAATGGTTTACGACTGCACCTTCAGGCAGCATACCCATGTTCTTGATAGCGTTTGCGTCGTTATCAGCCGTTGCTGAACGCAAGTTTGAGTTAATCACACGCTCTGCGATAAACTGCAACTCTTTTGGAATGATAAGCTTCATTCCACGAACTGCAATTTTCAGACCACGCTCATCAGTGAAACCTGCAATATCAATCAACATCTGCTCAAGAGAAGTTTCATTCAAGTCAGCAGCAGTTGACAGCAAATTGCGCTGGTTACCTGTGAGTGATGGGTGAGACGAAGAGCAAAGTGATGCACCGTCACCGATTGCAGAAGCGCCTGCCGTGAACGCATTGTTCAAGATAGCCGCAGCTTTAATCTGCTTGGTCTGAGCCATAGAGCGGGCCAGAGCCTTGGTGTAACGAGATGCCAGACGGTCATACAGATTATCCTCAATGGCTTCCTCAGTAATTGAGAAGGCCAAAGCGATTGTCTCATGTGTGTACCGTGCTGTGAATGTCTCTTGAGCATCGTCAAAAGAGATGGCTGCGCCTTCTTCCTTAGTCGGTGCTGTTGAGAAACCCCCAAGCATCACTTCTTCTTCAAATGAACGATCAGATGCTTCTTCTGCAAAGATCTCAGCATGTTCGTTTTCATAACGATCATACTCAAGCCCAAAAAGTGCATTTAGACCGGGTTCTAGCTCTTTAGCTAGTTGTGCTCTTGAAATAGCCATTTCCTAGCCTCCTATATGCCGGTGTTCGCTGCGGTGCCTACGGCAGCAGCAAAGCCTGAGTTGAAAGGTGCGTTCAAACGAACGATATACTGATGTCCAACTGCGGAATAATCCGTGTTGCCTTCCTCTTCATAGAGTCCAACAATACGAACATCCAAACCAGCAGTTGTTGCAGCGGTGCTAATATCAAGCATGTCAGAAGACTTACCTGTATTAGTGCTACCGTTGTTAACACTAGCCATATCACAGTTAGCAAACACATCTGCCAACGCGGTTGCCCGGTCGGTATTTGTGCCATCTGCTACCACAACATATAGCTGCATTGGATCGTCATACACGTAAGCTTTAACCGGAAAGTTGGTGTTAACACTTACAGCGTTTGAACCGGGCCAATAATTAAGGTGGGTCGATTTACCGGTAACGGAATCAACATACTCAACACCGCCTAGAACGCCCAAAGGAGCCACTGCCTGATCGGTACAAGCGATTGTGCCTCCTGCGAGTGGAATAACAATTCCACCGTTATAGATAGCGGTTGTGTAGTTGTTAGCAATTTCATACATCGTCGTAGCGTTGTTATTGATATTGCCGCCCGTTTTACCAATAGGACGAAGGCCAAAACCACCTGTTAGGGTATTTGCCATTATCTACTCCTGATTGACAAAAAGGTAGCCATCATTTCTGAGGACCACCAAAGGTTACACGAGATTGACGATCAGGTTTATTGATCGTCATAGTCGAATGTGCATTCTCTCGCATCATATCAGAGTCCACCGCTTGCATTTGATCGGAGCTTCTTTTGTTAAAATAAGCGCTTCTCTCAGCAACAGTTTCGTCTGGAATACGAGCTAGAATAAGTCCACCTACTCCAAACACACCTTCATATTTACCTGAGTCAATTACCGGGGCCTCAAAGTCTGGGTACTCATCCCTACGAACAAGTTCATAACCTTCACGCAATTTTGCGCTGATGTTCTTAGTATCGTCAAAACCACGAGTCTCCACTCGTATCCAACGATGCTTATAACCATCCGGTGCAGGCGGTGCATCCAACATAGACGGGGGAGCCCACGGCTTACGCTGCGCCGTTTTTTCCCTAGTTTGGTTTGCGCGAGAAGTACGTTTAACTGTACCTTCAAACATTTCGTTTTGTTCTTCAGCCATTTACTTACTCCTTCACGTATTTCGCGTATTCTTCAAGCGGCACACCCAATTTTTTCGCTATTGCGACTTGGCTAGGGGTGAGTCTAACCTTTTTCCCACTACTGCGCCCAGATGTAGACCGGGATACGGAAGCAACGGTCTGAGCGGGCCGTCTGCTTTCCCCGTTTTTCAGCTTATGCGGAAACTCCTCCCGCATACGCTTGTCTAACTCACTATAGTACTCATCGCTCTGCGGGTCAAACCCTTCATTTTCGATAAGTTTCTTATGAACACCAAAAGCGGCATACGTCATAGCCTCATCAGTGCCGAACCACTCGTTTCTCGACGCCCATTGTTCCGCCTTCGCGTCCGGACGGCGAGGTTGCTGCTGTGGCATAGGAGCATTGACCTGTGCTTCCTGCTGCGCTCTAACTTGTTGCGCCGCCCTCTCCTGTTGCGCCTTAGCTTGTTCCGCGCGATCATTCTCAATCGCGAGTCTCGTGATCTTTCTTTGCGCCTCAACAACTCCATTCGTGTCACCGATCTCTATGGCTTTGGCAAGTTCTCCTTCAGCAGAGGTCATCTCGCTGGTAACACGGTTACTATACTCGTTAACATAATTAGTGTCTAAAGCATTCATACGGCTTTTCAAGCCGTCTGCTTCAGCCTGAACATTCTGAGCGTATCTTAAAGCTTCTTCTCTCTGACGCTCTGCTTCCCGCATTTTTTTAGTCAAACGATCTATGCGTTTTTGCGTGTTACTTTCTGCTTTTTCAAACTGATCTTCACTTGACGCCTCTACTTCAGTTTCGGCGGCCTCTTCAGCTTTCACCTCAACTTCAGTATCTTGTGTATCCTCAAGCTCTAATTCAATTTGTTGTTTATCTTCCTCTGCCATATTCTGCTCCTAGAAATGAAGAATGTCTTCGGGTTCCATAATCTTAGCCAATACCTCGTCATCATTGAGTATAC